TAGTTTTACAAATAGATCTGTATCTTTATACATACCAGCTACATCTAGCCAATTAGTATGATTATTACCAGTAGTTGTTTTTAATTTAATAACCACATCTTCTAATGGCCAACCTATAAAACCAGTTTCTGTAACGCCAGGTATTCCAAAATTATTAGTAGTATCTTGCGTTTCAACTAAAGTAGCATCATAAAACACAGAATCAGGCCAATCATTAGAACCACCAGTCCAATCAAATTTTATTGTAGTAGAGCCTGGATCAGCTGCTAATACTGATAATTCATCTTCTCCATATGATTCGTAATCTGTTTTTATAAAATCAGGTGCTTCATTTTGAATATCAATAACTCTATATCTACTTTTTTCATGTACAGCTTTATTGCTATCTGATGGTTTCTTTAGTATTAAAAAAGTATCTTCTTGTATTTTATTTCTCTCTGCTGATGGAAAAGATAACCAAATATTACCATCTTCTGCGTCATACCATCTATCCATACAAGCGTTGTAATACTCATTAGAAGTTTCTTTAACAAAGAACTTATATGAGTCGGCCCAGCTAGGTGGATCATTTTGTAAGGATGTTACAATAGAATTTTTAGAATCTGATACGTTTTTGTCAATTGTAAACGTAGAGTTTTCACCAGTAAACACAGGTGTTTCTCTTCCGTATTTATCTTTATATACAACTCCTACTTGATAAGTTCTTAAAGACTTTAAAGACTTTTCTCCAATAGATGACGAATGACTTTTTGATTCTATATTTGCTTGTATTTTTACGTCTGTAGCCATATTATAAATTATAGTTTTGTAAATAGTTAGCGTAAACAATTCTATTGCCTACAATATCTTGTGCTATTGCTGTTCTTGGAACATTGTCCCACGGTCTTAATAATTGATTAGAAGCCACTGCCGCTCTTACCATTTCTGAAGTTATCTGTATTCTTCCAGTTGTTCTAGCGTAGTTACCACCTGGTGTATTTAAAACTGATCCTTGAGCTTTCCATTCTGGATCACTATATTTTATTGTTTTAACAGTGTATATATTATTAGAATCAGATTCTTTGTATAATATATCTATTTCTACTACATCTTTAGGCATAGCATCTTCATCTGTAACAAAGTCCATTATATAAACACTTCTCAATGTGTTAACCATACCTAAGTTGTAACCTTCTTTAGGACTATAAGCAAAACCACCAGGTAAAAAAGCTGGTTCAGAAAACGGAGAATAAGTAGAGTATTGATTGTCTTGGTATTTATATCTATAAGCAAACCTTGGGAGTTTGAACTCGTATAGCGGCTTCTCTTGTTTTAACATTGAGTAAAAAGTAGTGGCTATTGGTGTTTCGTTACTACTAGAACTTGCTATCACATTGTTTACGGCTTCGTTTTGAATAAAGTTTATTTTTACTTTAGCCTCTAATGTATTAGCGTTGTATTCTATTATTTCTACTATTAATTCATATTCTTCTAAATTTTCATCATCAAACTCGTCTTTTCTAAGTAGTATTAAATCACCAACTAAATAATCAACTGATGTTTGAAATATTATATTTTTTATAGTTCCAATTTCTAGGTTTTCTCCATCAAAATCAATAAAATAATCATTTATACTAGACGTTAAATTAGATACGCCGCTAGCGTTTATTCTACCGTCAGATGTGTTACTCATTAATATAGCTGGAGGATGTAATGGAGATTTTTTAATAACAGTTATATGCTCTTCTTTTAAAGCTTCTGGTTGGTTTCTAAAATCAATGCTATTATAATTATCTTGTAGCAAGACTCCATACTTGTCGTAAACATTAAAGTTACTATGTATCTCTCCGCTTATATTAGTTCCACGTAACGGATTTCCTATATTTTCTTTTATAAAGTTATCTACTATTATTTTTTTAGGTTCTGTCGATCCATCAGTCCAATATATAACACCATCAATTATATTAATACCAGTTATTTGATTGCCTTTAAAGTTTAAAGCTCTATCAGATCTTAAGTTTATAGTCGCACTTATATCAGAACTAATACCGCTTTCCCATATTCCCAAACGTGATATAGTTTCATCCATATATACTCTCCACTCTACATTCCCGCTAATTGGATTGATTGCCTCTTTAATCTTTGTTATTATTAAACCATCTTCATGCGTAACATTAAGGAGAACAGGTGTGTTAGCTCCTGTCATGAAACCGCTACTTTGTACAGTCATACCCGGTCTAATGTTTGTCGCGTCATTAACAGCAAAATTAGTTATTATATTTGCAGATGAAGATGTATAGCTTGTGCTAGTAACCACGTTAAGTTGATACTTGTCTACTACTACAGGCAATAAAGTTTTTGTGTTAGAGTTATATTGAAAAATATAATCAGTGAAGTTATTTGAATCTGCAATAAAATAATATAAATTATTATTTTGTTCGTCGGCTATAGAACCAACACATTTGGCGTTTCCGCTAATTGAAACTGTAATTTGATTATTAGTAATACTTTTATTACCTAATAATATTTGTACGGTTCCAACGTCTGAATCTTCAGATGTAGAAACCTCTATATTTAAAGCGTCTCTGTACTCTCCATTTGGAACAATTCTTTCGTCAGCATCTTTGTTCATCTTAGCAGCACCGAAACCATGTTTCAATTCTGGCATATTCTAGTGTTTTATAAATTTAGATTTACCTCTCATTACTTGAGTAAGTTCTTCTATTTTTAAATTTGATAATCTTAATTTAGCAGTTCTTGTTGCAGCTGATTTTTGTTGTTGAAAAGTAGGGGCTAAAGCTTGTCCAGCTACTGTTGTAGATAACACTGCGTAAGCTATAGATTTATACATTGCCTCTTCAGCAAATTTATGGACAATCATTTCAGCGTCTGTACCAAGTCCATCGCTTATATATTTTAAGATCACAGTTTTTCCGTTAATATTAGAGCTAAAATGAATTTTTCCTCCAATATCATCTATAAAAAATGAACCATTGCTTTGCGCGTGTGTTGGATCTAGTCCATATCTTTTTCCCATATTAGGCCACCAATCATCATCTAAATAATCATCTTGACTTTCTACAGGCGTTGCAGAACTATAGTTATTCCAAGTTTCGCTTTTGTCTAATACTGTTATTGCTACAGCATCAGTTATTACTGCGGTATTCGTACTAGCGTGAGATAACGTTATAGTAGCATTGGCAGTGCTTGTGACATCTGTTATAGAAGATATCGTTGTTCCAGCTGGAAAGTAAGAGCTTACTATTTCCATACCAGCTACAAATGGATTTGTGTCTGCTAAACTTTCGTAGTTAGATGTTGTTGGATCAATACCTAATACATGTGGAGATACTGTTATATCTGTTTGTGCAACTTGTAATCCTTCTGTTATATTAAACGAAAACGGAAATTGGATTAAATTATTAGGTGAACTAGGGTTTTCTTCAACATCGAGATTGCTAGTGTTGAACATATAGTTACCGTCACTATCCTGTGCAATACTATTTGGATTTGAAGTTTTTGAAGTAGGATATATTATATGCTCTATACCACTGCTATCTACACGAACTAATTTGACGTAATTAACATAGTCCTGCGGTAGTGGCATTACTAAAGAAGGTGCAACAGTAATTTCCTGAGATTTTGTTGATTTAAAAGTATCGTAACTTAATTCTTGTATAGCCCTTTGTGCATGAAAAGCCACGTCAACTCTTTTAATTTTTGGTATAATTTTTCCTTCACCAACATATATTATCATAAAGTTATTTATTAAATCTTCTAAAGATATAAATTGATAACCACCTAAATTATTACCGCTATAATAACTATGTGCTGTTTCTTTTATTAATCCCATCTATTTTGTATTTATCAATTATTATTATTGTTGTGCTGGTGCTCCTGTTAAATCTTTCTGCATAATTATACCGGCTAATCCTAATATCTTTGCCACTAGAGCTACTTCCTCAGAAGCATGTAACTCAAAATTAGTTGATGAACTAGCATTGTATAGCGCTTGCTCATTTGTTACTACATAACCCCATTTTGGCTCAATAGGTTTTCTAATATAATGCATACCAATATCCACTCCATTTGGATCAACAGGACTCCCGTTGTGTATTCTTAAAAAATTCTTTTGAAGATTATAAACTGGCGTGATTGGCGTTGGCCTTGTTAATGGCCCTTGTTTTTTAACGTGTGCAAAATGTATATGATTTAATTTCTCTGCTTCTGAATCATTTACGTAAAGTGATACTATTCTATAAATATCATCTGGAAGTGTTATGCGAAAGTTTGCGCCAGCTATAGGAAAACTAGCGAATTGAGCAGTTCCTATATTTTCTTGAAATACAGATATTTTATCTTCTAATATAGAAGTCAGATCAGCATAAGGAGAATCAATACCTGGTAATTGAATTGTTTCGTTTAGCCCAGCAAAATACCCTTCAAATGTTTCTAATTGCGCTTGATTAGCTAGTAAATTAAATTCCAAAGGAGTTATATATCCTCTTTGTTCTTTATTAGCTATTGCTAAAACTCTTTGATACACTGTGTCTACGTTTACCATAATTTCTTTTTAATTTGTAGTTTACGATCGCCCCGTAGGGCGACCGCTCTACAGTTAGATTATTTTAATCTTTTTTCTATATTTGCATATATTTCCATACCTTCATCAGTTTTAAACCAATGCGCTAAAGCTGTATATGGATGCTCTTCAAAAGGAACAGTAAATAACTTTCTATCTGTTGATCCCCAACTAAATGTTCTTTGATCTCCAGATAATTTTATAATACCTTGTTCTCTTGCTTTTATACCAACGTTTCTAAGATGTACGTTTTCATCACTTACTAGTTCTAAGAATAAAATTGGATTTTTCTTAGCGAATAGTAGCAAATCTCTTCTAAGTTCTTTAGAACTCATCTCAGACACTTTAGAACCGCTCTCTACACGCATAACTGCTTCTGCTGTATCTATATCTAAATCTCTAGCAGCTGTTAACGCATCGACTTCTAGTTCTAACCAATCTACTTCGTTTTTAGCTATTTCAACAGGTTTATGCTCTTCAAATAATTTATCTCTATGAGGATGATACAACGATAAAAGTTTTTGTAAAACTACTTTATTTTTAGGAACATATAGTTGTCCGTTTTGGAAAATAATATGCTCTAATCTTTGTTCTCCCTTCATTTCATCAACGAAGCAAGTTCTTTGGTTTTTAGTATATTTTAACTCTCTTTCAAATCCTTTTTCTTCGTCAAAATAATATATATTACTTCCTCTTATTAAATATGTTAATGGTGCTCTACCATGTTTTAAGTAATACATTCTATCTTTTATAACCCAATCATTTTTAGGTTTTATTTCTGGTTGCTCTTCAACCATTACAGTTTCTTCAACTGTTTCTACTTGAGGTACTTCTACCTCTTCTTTTTTTGTTTTCTTTGCCATAATATAATATATAATAAAATTAATAAAAATAAAGGGCCGAGGCCGAAGCCTCGACTCTTTAAAATATAAGTACTAGTTCATCAACATAAAGTTGTTAGCACCTTGTGTAACTAAACATCTCTCAGATAAGTAGTGTACTTCCATAACATCTTTTCCAGAAGTTTTTGCACCAACAGAACCTGTAACCCAAGTCTTCATTTTTCTAGACTCAGTTTCAGAAGCTCTATATCTTACATGTAAGAATGGTCTCTTAAGATTTTTACCTAATTGCTCGTCATAAACTGAAGATACACCAGCAGGAATAACAACACCTCTAATTGCATTAACCGTGTCATTTAAACCTCCTCTTGTACCTTTGTCGTTTAAGTATTTGAAATCAGACTTGTAGAAATCATAAGATCCACGTCTGAAACCAGAGAATCCTAAGTTAAGCGCCATTTCTTCTTCGTTATCAAAAACTCCGTAAGAAGTACCTCCAGCTCCATAAGAATTCATAGAAGCTAACATGTCATCCATAGCTAGAGACGTAGCTCTATTTACAAACATCATGTTTTCTTCAATAGCTCCATTAGCATCGAAAGTCGCTAAAATAGCGTCAAATTCAGCTAAATCAGTAGCAGCGTTAACACCAGTAACACCAGTAGTTTGGTGACCTCTAGTAGTAATAGCTTTGAATAATCCTTCAGTACCATCACCATTAGCACCACTATCAGTACCACCAATTGCACCAGCACCAGCTACAGAAAGTTCTGCTTCTAGCATAGTCATTTCTAAGTAATCAGAAAAACGAGCTCTAGTATCACCTTCAGCTTTTAAGTACCATAAGTAACCGTTTTGTCCTTCTTCACCAGAAATTTCAACCCAACCAATAGCAGAAGCGTCAGAACCTGATACTTCGTAGTAATCTTTCATGATAAGGTGTTTATTCGAGTAAGATTTGAACTGAGGAGTGTTAGCAGAAGATCTAGCAGCAGTTCCTTTTTCAAATTCAGAACCAATAACTAGTATTCTAATTATTCCAGCAGTTGTAGCAGTAGAACCTAAAGCTGTAGCCATATTAGCAGCGCCATAAGATAATACTCTAATTTCATCATCGTCATCACCATCAGGATCTACACCAGATACATAACCTTTAGCAGTAGCACCATCTAAAGTCATAATAACCATATCTCCAGCTCTAATACCGTGATTAGCACCAACAGAATTTCCGTCAACATCATTAACGATAATGTAAGAATTGTTACCATCTTTGTAAGTTGCAGTATAACATAAATGTAATCTACCTTGCTCTGACCATACAACTCTATCAGCAGCAGAAGCTTCTTCAGCTCCTACTTGAGCTAAGAATCCTGCGATTGTTCTTTTACCATAGATCTCAGCTTCTTTTTCCATAAGATCTGGTAAGTATTGTTGCTCCCAACCTGTTGAACCTCCTGCGAAGTCAATATAGTTTGAAGACAACGTTTGTTTCCTTGGAGCAGCATCAATACCACTCGCACTTGTAATTGCCATAATTTTTTAATTTTAAATTTGTTATTTGTTTTTGTTTTTGATTTTAAACTTAAAACCTGAAGTGCTATCGTCGTTTAATACTTTGAATTTTAACCCTCCATCATTAGTAGTAGCCCCGTGAGATTCTCTTGGAGACATATCAATGTTTTTAGATTTTGACATACTGTCTTTTAATGCATCAGCCTTACCTTGTTCGTAAAAATGTTTGGCAACAGCATCTGAATTCATTGCAGTAAACAAAGATTTATGATAACCTCTAGCATCTTCCATTTGACTTTTTTCATTCAAAAACTTTTTGACGAAATTATTTATGTCGCTTTGGTTTTCTTTTATTTTACTTGGATCTTTAACGTTAAATCTATACTTTTTGTCTCCAACATTATATTCAAAACCTTTGAATTTTTGATCGAAAACTTCGTTAGTTTTATTTAAAAATCTGTCTTTTGCTTGAGATTGAATCTTTTTATTTTGTTCAGATTCTTTGTTGTATCTATTGAAGAAATCCATAGCTTTTTTAGCATCAGGTGTTAACCTTGACCCAGCTTTGATATCTTCATAATATTTGGACTTTAGCCCGTCCAAGTGGCTTTTAGCGTCGGCAACTTGCTCTTTTAGCGCTAATTTTTTTCTTTTAACTTCTCTTTCCTCATCTGACTCTTCATCATATGAAAATTGATCTTCCATTAAAAAATCTATTTCATCTTCTTGTAAATGAGGTTTTGTTGTTTTATAATATTCTTTTAATAAACTTTGATTATCCATGTCTGAATAATCTTTGTTTAACTTAACATAGTCATTTATATCTCCACCAGTATCTTTCATAAACGCCATTAATTTTTCAACGTTTTTTGGAAGTTCTATATTTGATTCAACTAGTAATGGAGTATCTTGTACAATTTCTTCTTTTTCAGTTTCGACTAATTCATCAGTTACTTCTTGTAACGTAGGAGCCTGTGCTTCTGTTTCCGATTGTATTTTTTCTTGTTCTTGTGTGGGCTCGGTACTCTTAGACTCTGCAACCACTCCGCTGTTGTCAGCGTTATCTTTTTTAGTTTCATTTTCTTCTGGTTTTAATGGTTTTGATAAGTCTACTTTAATAGTATCACTTATTTGTTCAAATTTTTTAGGTTTTTTCATTTTTAACTTTTCAACGCTTTCGTCTACTTTTGGTTGTTCAGTAATTGTCTCTACTGTTTCTTGTTTTTTCTTTGCCATAATATAATATAATAATAGTTAATAATTTGTTTATTTAGGTTCAAATGCTCCTAACCGCATGCCTCCACCAATTACGTCATTGCCAGAAGATTCAAATCCTTTAGTCTTCATAACATTAGCCGCTTTTTTATCTTCCATTCTTGACTCGTGTTTATTTTTAGCCATTTGGTTTTTCTTATCTTTCTCTCCTTTTATTTCTTCTTTAGAAGTTTCTTTATCTTGAAGCATTCTTATTTCCATCTTTTTCATCTTCATGTTCAAGTCAAACTCATGATCCATTAACATTTTCTTGACCTCTGCCTCCGCGTGTAATGTTCCTTTTTTAATTTCTCCTTTTTGAGTTTCTAATTGGATTTCATTTTGTAAAGCAGCTTGAGATTTTTGCATCTCAGCCTCTGCAGCTGCTTGAGTTTGCTGAGCATTAGCCTCTGCCTGTGCTTTCATGTTCTCTTGTTGCATTTGCTGATCTTTTTGCATCTTCTTTTTTCTACGTATTTTTAAGAGTTGATTTGCTAGTTTTATATTTTTAATCTCTCTTAAGTCAATAACGTCTTCTAGATCTATTGTTTGTTGAGACAACGCAGTTTGTATGTTATTTTCTAATAGTTGTTTTTCCTCTTCATCTGGAGCCAACTCTAAAAAGATACCAAAATCATAAAGATGGAGATTTTTCATTTCTTGAAGAGTAGCAACATTGTGACTGCCTATAGCTTGAATAAAAGCGTTTGCTGTTGGTGAGTATTCTAAAATATCTGATATTCTTAAAGAAAGTTGTTCACATATTTCTTGAGTTAAAAATGCCCCTCCTTGTAATATATGTCTAGTTGCTGTATTAGAATTTGCCGCTGCTAATTTTTGAACCCCTACTAAAGCCTTTGGATCTGGTGTGCTAGCGTCAGTAGCTTCGTTTAATCCGGTTGTATCTCTAATCATCTGTAAGTAATAATTATACGTACCAATTAAAGATTGCATTTTAGCACCGCCTCCTGATTGTATTTCTTGAATAGGTATTTTACCTGGATTTCCAGCTCCATCAGCAGTCATGGATCTACCTATAATACTACCTGTTTGGAAGAACATATTTAAAGCTTCCTGTGGGTTGTAATTAGTTCCATTTCCTAAATCAATCTCAGCTAAACCATCGGCGTCTAAATAAATACCATCTGGTATCATACGAGACATTACTTGTTGTAATTTTAAATGTGTTAATTGAATCATGTCAGCAAAACCAGTAATTCTACCTACTAAAGACTCTATTCTACCTTCGTACATTCTAGGAGCTACTATAGAATAATTCATCGTAACTTTAGTAAAATCACTCTTAGGACGCATCATGTTCTTTGCTTTGTTCCACTTTAATAATCTTTCTGTACCTAAAATTAAAGCCCCTTCATATAAGCACTCTATTTTTCTTCCTATTTTTTCAAACGCTAAATCTTCTCCTATAGGAGGATTAAAACTATCATCTTTTTCTATTAATTTTTGTAATCCAGCTGGAGTTTCTTTTACTTTGTAAACTTCATTAACAAAAGTTTTATAATTAAAATAAAGGATATCTATTTTATTTTTATCTTCATCTACATTGTGCCCACGACTAGAACCATATCTATGACTGTATTTATAGTTGCTCTCAGTAATCTCTTCTAATTCAGAAAGCGTAAGATCTGGAAATTCTTTTATTAATTCATTTATAGGGATTGTTTTAACTTCACCTACGTAATAAACATCGTCAAAATAAGGAGATTCTGTATACGAATATACTAAATTTGCAGGGTCAACATAATCTATAGTAACTCCCTCTGCTGTGTTAAAACTAGTTTTAGACGCTGCTATACCACAAACAGCTAAATCATATATTAGTCTTTTTCTAGTTAGATCATATTTATTACCTTCTAATAATACGTTTATAGCTTGTTCTTCTGCTATTTCAACAGACTGCTTGTAGTTTAAAGACATGTGCAAATCTAATTCTTCTTGTGTCTCTGGAATCTCTTCTTCTTTATTTTCCTTAAGATCCATGTTCATTAGGTTTTTAGCCATCTGATCGAACTCTTGAGCTTTCATGTCGTTCATTATGCTCTCCATATATGCCGTTCTTTTTTCTACGCCATATGGATCTTGTGTATATGCTTTTATTGAATATTGCCTTTCAGATATACCGTTAACTACGATATCAACGAACTTAGGTATAATTGGAACAGGTTTCCAATCTAAGTTCAAATAACTTAAATCACCATTTATAGATAATTCATCTTTATATTTTTGTATTGATTGTTCTCCTCTAGCGTACAGTCTTAATTTATGAAAATTATTAGTATGGTTATAATATCTATTATTTCCATTTCTTTCTCCATCAAACCATTCAGCCTCTATAGCTTGTGCTACTTTTAATCCATAGTCTTGTGATGATTTTTCGTTATCACTAACTATTTGACTTGGGAAATTATGATTACCTCTCATATTATTTTTTAATTAATTTAGATATACCACCTGTGTTTGAATATTTAGCGATATTTATGTTTAATTTTGGTTTTTCAATATTTGCGTTTGGTGTGTATAAATGTCTATTACAAGCCATTATTGCTAATCCAGAACTAATACTTGCGTCAAATTTAGTTCTTTTAGTTATATCAAATTTACTCCAATCATTTAAGGTTCTATTAAAGTATATATTTCCATAACTATCGCCTCCTAAGTGTCCAACATGCTGCTGTATATACATTTCAATCGCTGCTGCGTGGGCTTGTTTTATATCTTCACTTGAATTAGGTATGCCACCTATTTCTTTTTCTGTTGTAGATAATTTGTTCCACACTTTGTCTGGTCTATTCATGCTAAATCCTCTATAACCTCTTCTTCTTAAATAGTACAATAGTCTAGGTTTGTTATTCTCCGCAAGTATTGGCATACCATAAAATACTAACGACATTAACACGTCTTCAAAAAAGATCTCAGCGGTTTGTGGTCTAGCTATATATTCTAAGAAAAAATGATTCGGAGGAGCGTCTTCCATGCTAAATTTAGTTAAACCATGTAACGCACCATTTGACCCTCTTCCATCTACTGTTCCTGATATATCATAACTATCACAACCAAAAGCCCCCATGTGTTCATTAGCTGGATACTTAATACCATTTTTTACAATAATATTACTTTGCATATGTGTTGGTGGTGTCCAACTTATCTTAAACCTACCTTTTGGATCTGGGTAGAATATAACTTTAGTATCTTTTATTCCATTAACCCATTGAAAATTACCAGTATTAACATTTGCCGCGCTTGTTGCTTCTTCGTTATAATCTATCTGCTCATATATTTTAACGAGATTAAAAATACTATTTTTAGTTTCGTCTCTAAACGCGTGTTCTTCTGTTCTTGGAAACTGTCTATAAAACTCATTTAAAGCATCATGATCAGATTTTAATCCTTCTGCTTCGTTGTTCCAGTGTTCTATTATGCCTATATCTATTAGTTCGCCGGTTGGGTCGAGTACATCATGATCTGGATTATCGAACACTGGATATCCGTGTTCATCAATAAATCCTTCGTAGTTCCACTCCATTGGGATAAAAAGAGAATATAAACCAGACTTTG